ACCGGGCGATCGAAACCGCGACCGGGGTGAGCGTGTACGAGCTGCTCGATGATGATCTCGCGAAGATTCTCGCCGTCGACGTTTGATCTTTTTTTGCCCCGGGGATTTGAATTAACGCATGCGCAACGGGAAGTAATCCATGGCGAAGCCGATCAAGGATTTCAGCCTGGCGCTCTCCGAATCGATCCATGCCGCGCTCGAGGCCGAATCGGAGGCCTTCGATAAGACGATGCAAACCGTTGCGCGGGAAGTGCTGCAGGACTGGGCGGACCGTAAGGATCATGCCTTCAAGGTATATGCCCGCCGTTTGCGCTCAAACGGGATCCAGACGGAATTCGACGGTTTTGAGACCGGAAACAACGGGAAGCGACGGGAAGGGCGCAAATGAGCTGCTTTTCTTGGCGCCGCACCAACCCTGAATTTACACCGCCGCATCTCAAGCCTAGCCGTCAAGAGCGCTGTCGGGGATCGGCTGAATTCGCATGCAGGCGTCGGACGGCACTGACGGCGTGAATTACTACGAGCACCACCTCGGGGACTATGCCCGCGACGCCGGGCATTTGACGATGCTGCGCGAGGGTGCCTACCGGCGGCTGATCGATGTGTATTACGCCCGGGAGAAGCCACTCCCGGTGGACCTAAAAGCAATTCTTGAACTCGCGCGCTGCAGGTCAAGACCCGAGCGTTGCGCCATCGAATCGGTGCTCAAGGAATTCTTTGAGCTACGCGAAGATGGGTGGCACCAGAAGCGCTGCGACGAGGTCATCCAGCAGTACCTGGAGGGGGAGCCGGAGCGCGAGGCGAAGCGCATCAACGATAAGGAGCGCAAGCGCAGATCCCGGGAGCGACGCGCGCAACTCTTTGAAGAGCTTCGGGAACATGGGGTCATCCCGAAATGGGATAGCACGATCGGGGAGCTTGAGCGGGCCCTTTCCAAACTGAACGGTCACGCACCGGTCACGCGTGACAGCCGTGACAGGTCCCAGGCCGGTCACAGTGACCAGTCACAACCGGTCACGCGTGACATCGCTGTGACGGTCACAGATCGGTCACGACCTTGGACGGCTTCCCAATCCCCATCTCCCAATCCCCATCTCCCAATCCCCAATACCCATATACCCAATCAGAACCGTCGCGTGTGTTTTGAGGTAGCTCAAGGGGCCTATCCGCCGACGGCGGGACGCGCGGACTGGATCACGGCTGAGCGCAATTTCTACCAGCGGATGACCGAGGGGACCGATCCGAACGCCCTGATCGAGGGGGTCAAGCGCTATGCCGCGTACTGCAACGGCGGCGGCGTCACGAGTTCGAAGTTCGTGCTCTCACCCGCCCGATTCTTTGGCGATGTCGATCGGCCTTGGGCTCAGGCCTGGACCCTGCCGGTCAAGCTCGAACCACCCCGGCCGCGCGCGAAATCGGTCGCTGAACTGGAAGCCGAGGAGGCCGAACGCAATGCTCAGCACTGATCGCAAAGAATTCGAGGCGCAGGTCGCGATGCTCTGCGCGGGCTTTGGCATCTCGGCGACCCCCGAACGGCAACAGGCGTTTTGGACTGGTATGGCGAAAATGTCGCTGATCGAGTTTGGTCGGTGCGTTGAGTTCGCGCTCTCCGAGGAGGGCCCGGATAAATTACCGACCACCAAGGGCGTGTGGCGGATCCATCGGGAAATCAAATCGAGCGCTCGGGCGACGACGCAGCAAGTCATCCGCCGCGGCGAGGATCAGGATCACCTGCTGTACTACGCCAATCGCATGTTTCTGCGCCACCTCGCGTACCGCAGCGGATTGGGATCGACCGCACGCTTCGTGCCCGGCTACGGCCTGGTCGACTGCAAGGCCTCCGAGGAACTCCTCCGAGCGCGAGCGGCACTGCGCGAGACGGTGAATTGGTTCTGCGGACCGATCCGCGAAGGCGATCCGGACGCGACGCCGCACGCCTTCGTCAGCGCGCTGGTCATGGCGCTCGGCAGGGTGTCGCCGATCGATCCGCGCGCGCAAAGCGAGTGGGAGCGAATGATCGGGGAGCCGAACGCGATGATCCCGTTCCCCGCGTACATGGGACGCGAGCTCCCAGTCGCAGAACCTCGACAGCTCGACATGGCATGACCGGTAGCAAATGGTAATAACACAGGGGAATTAACCACATGGCATTCGCACTCACCGACGAACACGCGCAGCTCGGCAAGATCTCGAACAACTTGGAGCGCCACGGCAAGGACGAGGATGCTGAGCTCATCACCGGATTCACGCTGCCTTTAAAGCTTCGCGTGCCTCGGCCGCAGATGATTCCGCTCATGGGCACGGACTTCGATGCGTCCGTCTGGAAGGCGGACAACACGCCGCACGATTGGACGCGGCGGGTGACGCCGATCGAGCTCACCGGCGAGGTGTACGTCGAGGTCAATGCGGAGATGATTCTGGGCGACGATCACGAGCTCACCTACGAAGGCTGCCGCGTGACGCACGTCATCATCGAGGGCTTCGACCCGGGCGGCATCACGCGGGTCAATTGCCACTTGTACGTGCGCCCAGGGATAGGCCCTGAGAATCTCTTGCTGCAGGAATTCCAGGAGCAGGAGATCGCCGTGCAGCTCTCCGCCGGCAAGCTGCGTGTGAAGGCCGACAAGGCTCAGCAGGAACTCGCGCTGCAGCCGCCGAAGACCGAGCGCGAGCTCGCGGTGGAGCGGGGCGAGGAAGTCACCGTCATCACGACCGTCGTCGATCAAAGCGTCCGGCACGAGCATCCCTCGTTCGACGGTGGCGTGATCACTCACACCGTCGGCATGGCGTGCGTCGTCTGCGAGGCGCCGGCCGCCGCCATCGGCACCCCGGAGGAAGAACGGACCAAGGCGCGCACCCGCGAGCAGGAGATTGCGCAGCAGCTCGCCGACGCGCACGCGAACGGGAATGGGCCCGGCGATGATGACGATGACGAAGACGACGAGGAAATGTCGGGCCTCGGCCGGCAGATCTCGGCGCACGCGGCGAAGGCGACTTAACACCAACACACAGGGGAAACAAGCATGGAAGAACACACGATCGGTTGGGCCATCAAGCAAATGCAAAATGGCAGCAAGGTCCAGCGCATCGGCTGGAATGGTCCGGGCCAGTATCTGCAGCTGCAGGTGCCCGATGAGCACAGCAAAATGACGAAGCCTTACGTGTACATCACGACCGTGCAGGGCGATCGGATCCCGTGGCTTGCGTCGCAGACCGATCTGCTCGGCACGGATTGGGAGGTAGTGTCATGACCGACGCTGCCATCGAATCAGAGATCCAGGCGAAAGGCCTGACCGCACCGCGCGTGACGCCGGCGCAGATCGAAGCCGTGATCGCCGAGGAGTTTTACTTCACGGCAGCTGAAGGGGAATTCGGTGCGCGCTTTCGAGCGGCGATGAAGGTGGGCGGCGAGCCGCAAGCGGTCGAGTTGGCTGTGCATTCCAAACTTCTGCTGCTGACCATCTGTGTGCTCGTTCTCAGGAACGGCTTCACGGTCACCGGCGAATCCGCGTGCGCCTCGCCCGAGAACTTCGACGCCGAGCTCGGCCGCAAGATCGCGCGCGCCAATGCAGTCAACAAGATCTGGCTGCTTGAGGGCTACCTGCTGAAGCAGCGCCTGTTCGAGACGCCGCACCACGGAGTGTGACGTGCAGACGTCTGCAATCCCTTGGGCGTTCGCGGCCCAGCAGCTCACCATCGGCGATATCGCGCGAGCGCCAGCGACGATCCGCATCGTGGTCTACGGCTCCCCGGCGTCGCAGGGCTCGAAGGCCTTCAAGGGTACGTTCGTCGGGAAGGACGGGCGCACGCACGGCATCATGGCGGAGAGCTCGAAGAAGGTGAAACCGTGGCGCAACGACGTCAAGGAGGCCGCGCTCCTGGTGCGCAACGGCGCGGCGCCGCTCGATGGACCGCTCTCCGTGCGCATGATTTTCACCGTGCCGAAACCTGCGAGCGCTCCGAAGCGTCGGCGCCTGCTGCCGATGCGAAAGCCGGACGTCTCGAAGCTCGCGCGCTCGACCGAGGATGCCTTGACCGATGCCGGGGTCTGGACCGATGACGCGCGCATCGTCGAGTACTCGCGCCTGGCCAAAGTCTACCCGGGCGAGGATCCGGATGCGCTCGAGGCCTGCGGCGCCGTCATCGAGATCACGGTGATCGGGTGATGAGCGTGACGCAACGGCTGACGCTTGAGCAGATCGCCGCGCTCATTGCGCTTGATGCCGCCGGGGGCGAGGGTGTGGTCTTCGAGCACCTGCAGGTGGTCGAGCTGGTGCGGATGCGAGGCGACACCTGGGAAGTGACTGAGCGCGGCCGCGCGTTCCTCGATCACCTCGAGCGATTGCCGCTGCCTGTCCCGATCACGCAGTGGCTGATGCCGAGCGCGGATCCAGCGTTCGATCTCGCCGCGTTCGGAAGCGCAGTGCACTTGAGGCCGAGCGAGAGCGCTCCACCACCACCGCCGCTTCGACCCAAGCGCGCGATCCCGACCGATCCCGACGAGCTCAAGGCGGAAGCGCTGCGCCTGATGGACGCGGGTTACGGGATGAACGAGGTCAAGGAGCAGCTCGAGCTCACCGCCGCTCAAGCGCAGCAATTCTTTTTCGGCCACTAGACAACACAGGGGAGACGAGTGCCATGAACGATCGATCGAATGGAGCTGCACCACCGGAGCCAACACCTGCAGCGCAGAGCGGCCTTAGCGAAGCGATTCATGCCCACGCCCAGGCTTTGGTCAAGGCGAACACGAACGCGAGCGGCATGATGGGCATCAATCCGATGCAGCTCTTCGTCGACCTCGAGCTCGCCCAGGTGCGCCTTGAGGTGCTGTTCGAGGCGCTGGTTGAATTCGGTCTCGACCCGGCCGAGCTCACCGTGAAGCTGCGGGACAAGTTGCTCGGGGAGGTGGAGCAATTGAACGCGGCCGCCGCACCCCAGATCGAGATCGCCCGCGGCAGCGTTCCGCGCAATGGCTGAGGCGTCCGTGGCACGGAGGCCCCGACCCTACGTGATGCGCGGCGCGGTGACGCTGCGGCCGCGGCCGACGATTGAGGATGAGCGGGATACCCGTGTTGCCCCGCCGCGGCTGCGCAACCTCTCGCCCGCGGAAGTGCGCGCGCTATTGCGCCCCGGCGCGACCGACCCACGCCTGCGACCCGCCGATCGCTGGCTCGAGCGCTGGGCGGCGACGCACGGCAGCGGACCGGTGCTGCCGAGCGCTGCGTCCGTGACGCTCATTGCGCGAACGCTTGCGACCGTTCCCCAGCTCGATGACCGCGAATCCTTGCTGGTCGATGAGGTCGTGCATTCCTCCCCGACGTGGGCGCGCACCTTCGCCATCCTCTGGTATCGCACCGCCTGCAGCGTGCAGGAGATGGCCGATGTCCTGCGCATCCGGCGGCGTCAGGCGGTGTACGAGGAGCGCCATGTGGTGCTCGCGTACTACCTTGGGCGGTTCGTCGAAATCGGGTTACCCGTCACATTTTGGGTCGAAGCTTAAGGCCACGCAGTTGACTTTGTCCGGACAGTTAGCGTAAAAACCTGGCAACGTTGGTGTACCCACCAGCCAAACAAGGCCTGCCCGGAGCGATCTCGGCGGGCCTTCGTCGTTCTTGGGCCGACCACATCGGGCGCTAAGCCTCCCCGTTTACCCCGATGGGAAACCCAAGCCGGACTTCCATGCCATGGGTCCGGCCTCCTGTGCCCCGCTTCCAAGCGGGGTTTTTATTTCTTGCTCGAGGTGCCTTATGCATCTGTCCTCGCAAACGCTCGCCGCCGCCGCGTCCTCGCCCTGGATCATTCCGGGCCCGATGATGGAGACCCCGGGATTGGGGCTCGCCTTGACGTTCAGCGTCGATGCGAATCTCACCGCCGGCGTGCAGCACACGCTCGATGATCCGATGCAGAACCTACGCGCCGTGTCGATTACCCGCGTCGGCACGGTCGCGACCATCAATGACCCGGGGCATAACCTCAACGTCGGCGACAACATCCAGGTCTCGCAAGACCCGAGCGGCACCTTTGGGCCCGTGCCACCGGTGGCCGGCGGCCCAGCGCCACCGGCGAGCTCCTACGATCTTGCGACCGTGGTCGATGCGAACAACTACACGATCACGGTGCCGAATGCCGGATCGCTAGGGCCCGTCATCGCCCAAATCCAGTCCTTTCGCGTGTTCAATCACGCAACCCTCACCAACATCTCGGGAACCCCGCCCGGGCGACTCGATGGCAACTATGCGTTTCAGATCGGCGCGTGCCGTTTGAAGGTCACCGGCTACACCGCGGGCAAGGCGACGCTCACCGCGCAACAGGGCAAGGGGTACTAACGTGAGCGGCGGTCTCACACAAGCCGCGGGCGTGAGCGCCATCGGTTCGAGCAACACCCAATCATTTGCTGCGGGCGGTACCTTTATCAACCCCGCCCCCGGTGGCGGTAAGACTATCCGCGTCATCCTGACGGGTGCTGGCGGCGGCGGCGGATCAGGCGCTAGCGTTGCTTCCGGAACCGCAAGCTCCGGCGGCGCGGGTGGTGGCGGGGGTGCTTGCCTTGATGTCACCTTTCCGAGCTCCGCTGTCCCCGCGACCGTGACGATCACACTCGGAGCACCCGGCACAGCGGGCGCACCAGCAACAGGCGCCGTCGGTAATCCCGGCGGCAATGGAGGTAGCTCCGCCTTCGGTACTCAATTGACCGCGTTTGGCGGAGGCGGCGGAGCGGGAGGCCAGTCTGCCGCAGTGTCAGGTGGCGGTGGTGGATCGGGCCAAGTAAACGGCGGATCGGCTGGCGCCGGCAGTGCGGCGGGTGGTGGTGGCGCGATCGGCGGCGCCGCCGGCGGCGCTGGCGTATCGGGTGCAAACGGCGGGTCCTTTGGCGGCGGTGGTGGTGGGGGCGGAGTGAGCGGCGGTGCAGGAGTCATCGGGGGTGCCGCCGCGCTCGGCGGAACGGGCGGCGGCTCTGGCGGCGGTCTCACGGTCACCCCGACTGCTACCAATGGCGGCAACAGCGGTACCTCCTCTGTCGGCAATGGTTTTGCGGTCGGTGGCGCAGGAGCCGGCCCCGCTGGCGTGGCAAATACTGGCTTCAACGCCGGAACTGGCGGAGCGGGCGGCGCATCGAGTGCAGCCGCGGCCGGGTTTGCGGGCGGCGCGGGTGCCTCGGGCGGTGGCGGTGGTGGTGGGGGCAGTTCCATCAGCACGCAGGCAAGTGGCGCGGGCGGCCTCGGTGGGGCGGGCAATTGCGTGGTCATCGTCTCCTAGAATGTCTGCCTACGCGAAGCTGCGCCGGCGGCGCCAGCTCTTTGTCGATGCGTATGTGCGCACCGGCATCGGCAGCGCGGCGGCGGTCGAGAGCGGCTACACCTGCAAGCGCCCGGAGGTCGCGGCCTCGAAGATCCTCGCGAACCTCGAGGTCAAGGCGGCGATCGCCGAGCGCACCGAACTTGCGATCGCGAAGGCAGGCGTCCGCCACGTGCGCGTGCTCGAGGAGGTCGCGCTCCTCGCCTACGCGAATCTCGGGCAGCTGCGCGCCCCCGACGGCAAGCCGGTCGCCTTCAAGGATCTCCCTGCAGACTTCCTGGCCGGCGCGCAATCGATCGAGTTCAACACCGACGGCAGTGTCAGCAAAGTCCGCCTGGCGAAGGTTGATGGCCTGCGCATGCTCGGGCAGTACCTGAAGCTGTTCACCGAGGTGCTCGAGCACCAGGGCAAAGACGGCGGACCGATTCAAACCGAAACCCGCGAGGTCTCGGACCTCGAGAAGGCGCGGCGAATCGCGCACCTGCTGACGCAAGGCCTTCGCGCCCAGGCGCCCGCGAGCGTGCTCACGGATCCAGTTTCCGACGATGTCGGATAGTTCGATGTTCTCCACCAGCAAATCAGCAACAAGCAGGAGAGTTTTCCCATGAAGCGAGTACTACGTTCGATCTATGGCCAGTACGTCGGCACGGTCGACGACTTCCGCGTGCTGTCACAGCAAGGCCTCATTACCGGACAGTGGGGCAATCAGATGCCGCAGGGTGATCTGCTCAACTACGTCAACTTCGATGATTTTGACGGAGCCTCACTCCTCGGAACCTGGCAGGTGAACAAGGGCACGGACGGTGCGGCGGCGAATTTCGCCTATAACGGCGGTCTCTCCGGCACCATCTTAGGGACCACCGGCGCGACCTCGACCACGATGGCGGGCTCCGGGATCCAGATCGCCGCGCACTTGAACTTGAAAGCCCAAGGCGTCGGCGCCGCGGCCTCGACCAATAATTTGGAGTTCAACACCCGCGTGCAGACCTCGGCCATCACGGGCCTGTGCCTCTTCGTGGGATTCACGAACCAGGTCGCCGCCCTGCAGATGCCGATCAACGGCTCCGGCGTCGGCAACGCCTTCACCGGGAACGCCAACGATGCGGTCGGGTTCCTCTTCGACACGAGCATGACGACCCCGGCCTGGTGGATGGTCGGCAACAAGGCGGCCACCCTCGCGGCCGGGCAGAACAGCGGCTTTGCGCCCGTCGCCGCGACCTACGATCAGCTCGCGATCAGTGTCGATCAGTTGGGGAACGCGAACTTCTTCCGCAACGGCTCACAGGTCGGCGTCACCATGCCGAACGCTATCACGCCCACCGTCGCGCTCACGCCCGTCATTGCGGCCTTCGGTCGCATCGCGGTCTCGAAGAACATCACGGCCGACTACATCATGGCCTCGATGAACCGCATTTGATGAGCCCGCAGCTGCAGCCGGCGCGGGTATCCGACCGCGTCGCCTACCACGAAGAGCGTACGCGGCGCGACGTCACCATGGAGAGCGTCGCGTTTGCGAAGCGCCGCGATAAGCGCCGGCGGCAGAAGGCGCTCGCCAAAGCCTCCAAGCGCAAGAACCGCTGAATCCCCGTGCAGCAGCTCGAGCAAATTCTCCACGCACTCGATGGGCTGCCGCCGGCGGCGCGCGCGAAGCTCGAGGAGGAGGCGCTCGATGCGACGGCACACCTGCGGTGGGTTCCAAACCCCGGACCGCAGACCGAGGCGTACTTCTCCCAAGCGGATGAGCTCTACTACGGGGGCGAAGCGGGTGGGGGCAAGTCCGATCTCGTGCTGGGCTTGGCCCTCAACGATCACCGACAGGCGAGCATCTTTCGCGAGTTCAAGGACGACGCCCGGGCGCTCGGCACTCGCCTCTGCGAGACCGTGGGGTCGACGAGCGGCTGGAACGACCAGCAGGCGACCTGGCGCTGTGGCGAGCAGCGCTTCAATTTCTTTGGGCTCCCGAACGAGAAGGACAAGGAGCACCACAAGGGCAAGGCGCGCGACTTCTACGGCTTCGATGAGATCCCTGATTTCACGGAGAGTCAGTACCTCTTCGTCACCGGGTGGAACCGCTCGACCTATCCCGGGCAGCGCTCGCGGATCGTGTGCACCGGGAATCCGCCGACCCGCGCCAAGGGCCTGTGGGTCATCAAGCGCTGGGGCGCGTGGTTAGACCCGCGTCACCCAAATCCCGCCAAGGACGGAGAACTGCGGTGGTATCTGCGACAGGACGATGACACCGAGATCGAGGTCGATGGGCCGGGGCCCTACGAGGTGGACGGCAAGGAAACTTACGCCAAGAGCCGCACCTTCATTCGCGCACGCCTCGAGGACAATCCGGACCTCGATCGCGACGAGTACGACGCCACGCTCGCGCAATTGCCGAAGGAGCTTCGCGATGCCTACCGCGGCGGGCGATTCGACAAGGCGCTCAAAGATCATCCGTTCCAGGTGATCCCGACCACGTGGGTGCTCGAGGCGCAAAAGCGCTGGACGCCGCAGCCCCCGCAGGGCGTGCCGATGTGCGCGATGGGCGTGGATCCGGCGGAGGGCGGCAAGGATCGGTTCACGATCGCGACCCGCAACGATGGCTGGTATGCGCCGTTCATCAGTATTCCCGGGGTCGAGATCAAGTTGGGCAGCCAAGGCGCCGGGCACGTGGTCGCCGCGCGGCGCGACAATGCTGACATCGTCCTCGACATGGGCGGCGGCTACGGCGGCGGCACCTACACGACGCTCGTGCAGAACGAGATCCCGGTCCAGGTGCACAAGGGCGCGAACAAGTCCTTGAAGCGCACCAAGGACAAAAAGCTCGGCTTCGTCAACAAACGCACCGAGGTGTACTGGCTCTTTCGCGAAGCGCTCGATCCCGACCAGCTCGGCGGTTCGCCCGTCGCACTGCCGCCCGATCCTGAACTCGTGAGCGATTTGACTGTGCTCACCTACGAGGTCACCGCCCGCGGGATCAAGGTCCTCGAGAAAGACGAGGTCGTGAAGCTCCTGGGGCACTCGCCCGACAAAGGCGATGCCGTGGTGCTCGCGTGGAGCGCGGGCCTTCGAGGCCTCACACCGATGGCCGGTCCCGCGCAGTTCGGCCGCGAGCAGTACATCCCGCAGCGCGGTCAGCGCGCAGGTCCCGGCGGTGGTTTCAAGATCGACTTAGGTCCGCGTCATCGCGCGGGAAGGAAATAGCACCATGGCCAAGCAGAACATGTCCGTCGGCGCCGCTCGCCTACCGATGCAACCCGATACCCCGCTGCAGGATTTAGCGCCCGGGGCACTGTCGAAACTAAACCCCATGCAGCGTGGGCGCGCGATGAAGCGCACCAAGAAGGGCGTACCGAATCACGCCGCGCTCGTCACGCCGACCTCGATCCTCGGCAAGTAAGGGAGCCACACCATGGGTTACGCAGCAGTCGGCGCCCTCATCATCGGCGGCGGCGCCGCGGCCGGTATGAATCCGTACTCGGCCAAGAACGTCAAAGGCTCCATTGGCATCAGCTCGCCGCTCAACCCCGGTCCCCCGCCCGTGATGCCAGATCAGTCGACCACGATGCAGGCGCAGACGCTGCAGGAATCGAAGGACGCCGCGCTTCGCTACGGGCGTGCGTCCACCGTGCTCACGAACACCGGCGCGGCGAACACGACCGGCGACAAGCTCGGGCCCTGACATGTCGGAACCCGTCGACACGCTTCAGCGCCGCGCCGAATGGCTGCGCACCAAACGCTCCGCGCTCTTGCCGTTCTGGCAGGAGATGGCCGAGCAGTTCCACCCCTTGCGCGCGCAGTTCACTCGGCAGTTCTACCTGTCCGAGCAGTTCATGGACATTCAGTTGACGAGCTATCCGCTCATCGTCGCGCGGGAGCTTAAGAACACGTTCTCCGCGATGCTGCGGCCGCGCGATCAGGACTGGTTCGAGATGACCATCGATCGCGAGGAGCGCTTGGACCGTCGCGGCCGCGCGTGGCTCGAGTGGGCGACCAAAGTGCAGCGCCGGGCAATGTACGACCAGAAGGCCCAGTTCGCGCGCGCCACCAAAGAGGGCGACGGGGATTTCGCGACCTTCGGCAACGCCGTCATCACGCGCGAGACCGACATGAAGGAGCTGCGGCTCCTCTATCGCTCCTGGCACTTGAAGGACACGGTGTGGGCCGAAAAATACGACGGCTCGATCGGCGAGGTGTATCGCTGGTGGAATCCCACGTGCTCCGATGTCATTAAACGCTTTCCGAAGTCCCACGATCCCAAGCTCGATCAGTGGGTTAAAACCGAGCCCTACCGCGAGGTGCGCTGCATGCACGTCGTGATGCCGGGTGAGGATTACGATCGCATCAAGCCGTCCGACGGCGGCCGCATGGCCAAAATGCGCTCACCCTGGGTGCAACTGTATCTTGATCTTGAGAACGGCTCGGTGCTCGAGGAAGCCGCGAGCTTCTCGCGCATCTACACCATCCCGCGCTGGGAGACGGTGTCGGGCTCGCAGTGGGCGTACTCGCCGGCGGCGGTCGCGGGACTCCCCGACGCGCGGCTCCTGCAGGCGATGACCTTGACCTTGATGTAGGCGGGCGAGAACAGTGTGCGGCCACCCTTGATCGCGACCCAGGAAGCGATCCGCTCGGACGTCGCGCTCTATTCGGGCGGCATCACCTGGGTCGACGCTGAGTACGACGAACGACTGGGCGAAGCCTTGCGGCCGATCCAGCTCTCAACCGGCGGTCTCCCGGCCGGCATGCAAATGCTGAAAGATGCGCGCGAGAAACTCTCGGAGGCCTTCTACCTCAACAAGCTCGCGCTCCCGGCGCCCGATCGC